AGCGCCCGCCCGGCCTCGGTCGCCAGAAAGTTGCCCTCGGCAAACTCATAGCGCCCCGTCGCCAGGGTTCCGATGCTGGCCCAGGCCCCGCCAATCAGCTTGTACAGGTCAGACGTGGCGCCGTTCTTGCGGATCGCGTAATGCTCGTCCTTGAACGTACACACGCCCAGTATCGGCCCGGTCCCTGGCAAGGTGTCGCCCAGCTTGGTGTAGCCACTGATTCGACGGTAACCCCCGGTCACAGGGCATTCGTAGTTCACAGCGAACAAACATTGTCCTGGCTTGGCCTGTCGGGGCGGTGTCATCAGATCAATGCCGCCGCCCAGGCCGACATACGCGGTCCGGTTCATGCCAGGCTCGGGGGGAGTTCGACGCGCGGTAGCTGGGATTCCATCAGAAGGATCTCCATTTTCACAGCGTTACGGCCGGCCTGTTGCGCGACTTCTTGCGCATTTTCGTACAGGGCGTACTGCATCATGGCCCGGTACACCACGCACAAATGGAAACGCGAGGGCATACGCGGTTGATCCGCGTTATTGACCAGCTCTTGCGGGGTGCGCCAATACTCAAACGTCAAGTTGCCCGCGTTCGCAGGGGGTGCATTCAAGTGCAGCACTCCATCCGGCGCAATGGCCACGCGACCAAAGGTGCCCGCCACGTCCTTTTCCAGCTCATACCAAGGCACTACCTCGATTCTTTCGCCTGCAAACTGCAGTGTTTCCGACTCCCACACATCAAAGTCGGACGGCAGCGAATACTCGGTGTCCAAAGCTGTCAGCTCAACCTCGCCCCGAGCCCAATCAAACGCCCAACGTCGCTCGTTCTGCAGCTCGCGCCATGCCGTTGCTGTCCAGCCGACAAAGCGGGCGTACTCCCCGGACTGACTGACCACGTTCGCAGGTCCATTACCTGCAGCGCCCACTTCCTGGCGCAAGCGTTGGCAAAGCTCCAAGAATGTCATCAGTTAAACCTCGCCGGTGACTTCGCGGACGATCTGGAACGGGTAGCTCTGAACTTCCGTCATGTTCATTTCTGAGTCGTAGTGGCGCTGCATGGCGCACCTCAGATTTTCTACAATAGACTCCGACACGATGACTTTTTGACCGCGTTTGATAACGAAGCTCTTACCATTCACACCGCCCTGAACCGGCTGCTTGTCCTGCTCATGGGTGGAAATGATGATCTCGAACTGCCGCTCTTTGGCGTTGCCGGTAATAACGGGAGCCGCTTTTGATAGAGCCACCGGTTCGTTACCCAAGGCTGCGTTAATTTTCTTTCGCAAGTTTTCAGTGCCGATCTTGTCTGGATAGTCCACCCCAAGGGTTTGGGCCATATCTACCAGCTCTGCACGGCTCATTGCTTCAGTATTGATGTCACTCATGACTGCGTACCTTCGATCAGACAAAGAAAACCCCGGCAGGTGCCGGGGCTGTTGGGGTTGCTGGCTTACAGAGCAGAAGCAGCTGTCTCGATCCTAGCTTGCCATCCCTCGTTAAGAATCTTCGCAACGTAGTAAGCCTTCCAAGCCACAGATCCACGTTGGCCCAGCGGGTCACCACCGCGGGGTGTGCTTGGGTTCAGTACCATCGGCGTGATTGCGCCGGCGCCCTTGAGCGGGATCAAACCGTAAGACTCTTTACCGATAATGACGATGGGGTACACGTCAGAGCTTGTGCCATCGGTTGAGATTGTGCCGTTGGTGGATGCGGTACCGCCGGCACTGGCAAAGCTGTCCAACACCGGGCTCAGGCAGTAACGCACGTCTTCTACCTTACCGATTTCATACGGCAAAGCCGCCATGGTTCCGTACTTCTCAGTAGGAGTGAAGCCGGGAATGTCGCGAATGTCCGCTTCCAGGTCTGTGTGCGCAAACGCGATGAACGCGGCCGCGACAGGCTCGGTTGAGTAGTTCGGAGAAGCACCGACCATGCTGGTGATCTTCTTGGCACGATTGCCTTTAAGTGACCGAGTGACGGCGCGCTGCTTGGCCAGGCCATAGACAGAGTTAACAGCACTGCGCTGGCTGCCATTTGCGAAAAACACGTTAGTGCCCGCACGAATCGCGCCCCAGGTTGCATACTCAATGGTTTCGGCGGCTTGCTCGCCGCACAACATTGACGCATCGGCAAGAACGGGATCTTCCGCCAAATCTGCAATAACGTCCGTGATTTCAGTCCAGGCGCCCCACTGCTTAATCTGAACAGTCACGTCTTCGTAGACCATTTGCTGAGCTGATGGTGTAACGCCTTCGCTCAGGACTGAAGTGATGTTTGTGAAGGGAACGGGCCGGCGAAACTTAACCGTATCCGCCTTGTTTTTGGGCAGAGGCTTGGACTGTCCGAATTTTGACAGAATAAGAATTGGCTCTGCGTGAGAGAGCATTTCAGCCGCTGCGTATGCTGCAGTACGCTGGGAAATATCGCCGTAGGTGGTGATAGGCATTGTGTCTTAACTCCAATCAAATTTTTGAGTTACCGCGCTTTCTTTTTCGCGGCGTAGTGTTCAAAGGCCGCGTCAAACTCTTCTGGCGCTCCGCTGCGCGACGCCGCTCCACGGCGGCTGACGGTTTGGGCGTTCGCCAGTCGGGCTTTTCGCTTGTCGTGCTTTTGGGCACGGCTGTTTTCGTCACTCGCGGCGTTCGTTGCCTTGTAAAAATCCAGTAGTGCGGACGCATCGTCGGCGCTGTCGGACTCTTTGAGGGCTTGAATGCTGGAGTTCTGAGTGTTTAGCCATGAATCAAATTCGGGCGCATTGACCACTTCTCGCCAATCGGCATGCCGGCCTTCTAAGCGGGCATACTCGGACTGAAGTTGTTGCTGATGGGCCTGTTCTTGCATGGGCTGCACAGCGGATCGCAGTTCTGCGATGTCCTGCTTTAATTGCGCTTGCGTCTGCTGGTCTGCCTTGAGACGAGATTCGAAAGCGCGGGCCATATCCGGGAAATCTTCTTTAAACTCTTTCCAATCATCGGCTCCGACTGAATCGGCCATATCCTGGCGCTGATCGCCGTCGCCTTGGGCTTTACCCTCCTGTGCTGCGGGTTTTTCTTGCGCTGCGGGTTTTGCAGCCTGTGGTTCTAGCGCTTTGCGCTGGTGTTCGTTGATCTGCCGCTGATACGCGCCAAGGCGGCCGCGCTGGGATGCGTCAGAGTGCCGTAGTCGCTCGTTTTCGGTTTCAAGGGCTTTGAGTCTTTCGGACAGATCGCCATGTTGATCGTCTGGTGCCGCGTCGTCGTCCGGTTCCGCGTTGCGGTCGTACTCGTCGCGATCATCGGCGGGTGTCGATGATTTTGAATATTCCGCAAAGGCGGTTTCAAAATCCTGATCGTCGCCGGCGATGGAGTCATCATCCTGCGGCTTGTTCAGCGGCTGGTCTGTCATAGCGGTTCTCCCGAACGGCTGGTGTGAGTGCCCTTGTGGGCGTGTCTGCGGTTAGCCTGCTGGGCCTTCCGATTCGCTCAAGCGCTGGCGAAGCAAGTAGCCTTCCAGTGCCCATATCTTGTTCATGGCAGCCTCGCGGGCGTAATACTCGCCGGTGGCTGCTTTAAAGTTTTCAGGAAACGCACATGCAGCTTCGCCTGTGACTGTAAAGCCGTTAGCCATTGTCAGGCAGCACACGGTTAGCGTAGTGCTTGGGAAAACGTGGTACTTCTCATCGACTACCTTGGCGGCAATGCCTTCCTTGGTGACCGTGTTGATCGTTGGCAAGACAGGTACAGGTATATGCTTCATGGCGTTGTTCTCTCGGTTCTGTGTGGTTAGTAACTTGGCGTCGGCTGGTTGCCCGCCAGTTCTTCGCTGGCGTGTGCCAGTAAATCGTCAATCAAGCGGATCTCTCCGCGTAATTTGTCATCTTTAGCTGAGCCATTAATCAAGGACAGGACGCTGTTTTCTCGGCGATCCTGCAGCCACTGCTCAATGTCCCGCCAAGTATCGGCGTGTTTATCAATGGCCATCAGTAGCTATCAAACCCCATTTTTTGATTCTCCTGCCGAGCCAGGCGATCATTTTGCTTTTCACTGAGTTCTGCGGCCTTTTGATCTCGATCCGCTTGGATTTTGGCGGCGGTTTGTCGCATCTGCACCTCCAGGCTCTGGCTTTCAAGGCCCACTTTGGCCTCAAGCTCTGCCATGGTGATACCTTCTTTCAAGGCGAGCCCTGCGCGCTGGTGCTCCTGTTCACTCTGTAGCTGGGCAGCCTTGTATTCCCGCTCCCATTCTTTGTGATCCAGCTCTGCTTCCAGTCGCTTACCGGCGAACTCGTGCTCTTCTTGCTTGAGCTTCATCTCAAACATGGCCATTTTTTCTTCAACGCTTGGCCCTTCGCCTTCCTCGGCTTCCCGCGTCTTGATTTCTTCATCCGTGTACGTGACCGTATCGACCTGCACTTGCATCGTTCGTAAGATCTCGCGATAAAGTCCGGCCCAGTTGGTCAGCTTGGCGAATATTGGGTTCTGTGCCGCGACCTGGGACAGCATCATCAGCTTTTCCTGCTGCTCTTCGCGGGCAATCAGCACCGACGTGCCGCGAGCAACAATGTCGAAGTCGCCTTTTATTTCGGGGCGATCGGTGTACATCATGTGGTAGTCGTAGAAGCGGCGAACGGTAGGCGCGGTGACGCCGTCGTCAAAATTCTTGACCGCGGACCGCAGTACGATGTTGGAGTTGTTCATCAGCATTTGCATGCCGCCAAACGTTTTCCCGCCGGGCCCAGCGCCCATACCCTCACCTTGCAGCAAAATCGGCAGGTTGGTTTCGGTATCGGCCAACTTCTGAGCAGCTTCGAAGATTGCGAACAGCCCAGCCTGATTGTTTTGAATCTGGTAGACCTGGAAGACGCTGCCCACAGGCTCATCCCCGGTGTCTTGCCACACTTTGTTAGGCCGGAGTGCCCAGTTTCCGTCTTGGGGCACCACGCCGCGCTTTTTCATCACGATCTGCGGACCGGCCGACACTGCAGCGTTGTCCATCATCATCCGCCACGAGGCGTTAACCACTTTCTGTGGCTGGCGCATCAGGTACGGGATACCAAAACCGAATATGCTGGAATCGTCTTTTTCCCAATTAAACACGCTGTACGGCAGGTCGCCGGATTCCAGGGGATTGATGGCGGCCTTAATGACGTGCCCGCCGACCATCAGCACGCAGCCCGTGTACTCAACCAGCACATCATCGTCGATGTCTTCGCAGCCGCACGCCTTTAGCTCGTCTTTATCCAGCGGTCCCCAGTATTCCCACAGCTCGTATTTTCTGTCGTTGGTGACCGTATCCACACCCGTAATGGCGCGCAGCTCCTGGCGACGGTCGTTTGAGATGTAGTGACTGCCATCGCTTTCGAGGGCTCGGCGTAGCTGGCCTTCAATAACGCCCGGCAAGTCGGCTAGTTCTCGCAGCTGCTTGCGGTTGAGCAGTTTGCGCTCAAACCAGAACTCGGCCTCTGCTGCGCTGGAGGCGGACATATCAGGGAAAACATCCCAGGGGTCCACCCGCTCAAGCCCTGCGCGCAGCTCGTCCTGTACTTCAATCGTGCTTTGGCCTGTTTGCGGGTCAGTGATCCAGGCCCTGCGGGTGCGGTTGACGACCTTCGGCCCCTTGAGCACGCCGAGGCCCAGCTTGCACGCATCTTCAATAACGTCGCGGGCATGGGCGTTGTAGTTGGCCTCTGCAAAATCATCCTCAATTTGCTGCTGCATCTGTCGAGCGGCTTCATCAGCCTGCTGTTTGGGCTCATTCTTTTCGGCTTGCGCCCCTTGCCCCATAACCTGCATAGCCTTGGCATGGGTTTCAGGGTCCATCGACTGGTGCGACTCGGGCATACCGTTCACCATGCCCTGGCCATGCATTAGCGGATCACCCTGCTGCTGCATATCCGCCTGCATTGGCGCGCTGTTGGTCGCGCTCATCGCCGGGACGGGTGTGCTTTTGATTCCAAAATTCGTGTCGTCATTCGGCAGCAGCATATCGCTCATGCGCGCGATGCCGGCGCGGGTTTTGTTGCGCGTGATATTGACAAAAACCTGGGAGCTGCTGTTGTCACTCATCCGTTTTGTTTCTTCCGGTGTGTACTCACCGTGGTATTGGCGCAGATCCTCCAGCCACCGGGTTTCGATCATCTGACGCCCAGCTACCTGCTCTTGTGCTAATCGATCGAGCTTGGAGCCCAGCATGTTGAGGTTTTCTTCCTGCAGAATCCGCTCTTCTTCCGATGTCTCTTCGGCGTAGTCCATATCAGTATCCTGCAATTGGGTCGCCTGGTAAGTAGCTGCTAATCGAGTTTTCAGCAGGGCGTGTGACAGCGACTGAAACCTTCATCACTCCGTAGCGCATAGCATCCATGAGGTGGTCGTTTTTCTTCACGACTCGGCCCTTCTCATCACGCCGGTACAATCGGATTTCGCTCAGAGTGTGCTGCAGGGTTCTGAAAATCTTGAGTCGACCCGTTGAAAGGCGGTCTAGCGTTTCCAACAACCCTGATTCAATGGACTTGTTGGCCTTGTGAAGAATTAATCCCTCAGCGATGTACAGCTTCCACAGGTCTTTTCCATCAATCTGGGACCGACCGCGCGCTGCGGTATCAATAACCCCAGGTATCCATTTGCCTCGCAGTTGAATGCCCTTTGAATGTATCGGTGGCTCAGCTTCGCCCCGGTAATGCTCGGAGTAAGCGTAAATGATGTCGGTGTCGCGATCGTGAGCAAGCCAGATAGCGGCGGTTTTATTCCAGCCAACATCCATGCCGTACATGCGCGGGAACCAGGGCGGGATCTGGAAGGGATCAATAACAAAATCTTCTTCGGGCACTGGGTATATCGCGCCGGCGCCAAGGCTTGGGTTGCCGTTCATCCGTGCGTCAACCAGATGTGGGCTGATGCTTTTTGCCATATCATCGATGTCCGTCTGCTTGAGGTGTGGGACGTGTGACCAGCCGGCTTGCACAACGTATCGACTCACTATTTACCTATGACGAAGGTTGCTCCGGCAATCTTCATTTCGTCACCGGTGCGAGATTTTGGATAGATATGCCGAGCAATGTTCAGGGACAGCATGCCCCGCTTAATTTTTCTTTCTGCAACCAGGTCAGTGAGCTTGCGCAACACCAAAGAATTGCAGGTGTCGGCCGGTACGTTCACTTTGGTTTCTGGCCGTTGGATGCTAGTCATAAGGGAACCTGCTCGTGTCTTGCTTCCAGAAAATCAATAACCAGCTCGGTGAGGCCCGCCAGTGGCGTGAAAGTGATTGCCACTAAACCCTGAGTAGTCATCGTTCGGATGAGGGCTTCGTCGTACACGTTTTTTGGAACTTCTTCATCCAGCCAGATGAAATCCTGCTCAGTGCCTTGAAAGATCTTCCGGCCCTGTTCGTAGCTGCGTAACATCAAGCGACTTGTACCGCCGCTTGTGTGCTCAACGGTAATGCCTTCGTAAAGGTTGGCAACGCCTCGTGCTGGGGTCGGCTTGCCCAGCTTATCGCCAGGCAGTAGGCCGGAACCGAACTCCGGGGTACCCCAAAGACCGCCAAGCAGCTTGTTCTGAATAATGTCTCGCGTGGTTGTGCTGGTGTCGCCTGCAGCAAGGCACTGCACTGGCCTGTCAAAGCGGTGGCCTTCCCACCAAACCGGATACTCACCCGTCATGTGGTAGGTCAGCTCACAACCACCCGCCACGGTCTTGCCAACCCGGTTCGCGGCCATAAACAGCCGTTCCCGGTGAAGGCTGCCGGCCCGGAAAAACTCAAGGTGCTTTGGGTACAGCTCGCGCCGGTAAGGCCCGGTGTCTGGAAAAAGCTGCTTGATGAGGGTGTAGCGCCTGCGTCTGGCCTTTTCCTCCAGCGCCTTTAGTAGCTCCCGCTTGGCGCTGTCACTTCCCATTCCCTACCTGCTTGCTTAGCTCGGCAATGCGGGCGTCAAGGTCATCGTCTGCCAGTGCTCGCTCTGGGCCCTGCTCGGGGTTGTCGTCATCCATGCCGAACGCTTGGCGCTCCAGCTTTATACATTTACCAAGGGCGTCAACGCCGGAATTGAGCGAGCGAGCAAACTCGTTGTGGTTTTCCTCGTCCACGGTCATGCCTGAAAGCGTGACGGCCAGCTTGGTTGAAATGCCCTGCCACTTGGAAATAAGGGTTCGATGACCCCTGACAACCTGGGCGATTTCATCCGATGCAGAATCAATAATGTCGGAGTCGGTACGAATGCCAGAGTCCGTACCAGTAGTTCGTACCAACTTCGACTTAACCGCACTACGAACGCTGCCGCTTAGGTCTCT